CCAGAGCGGATTTGTGCCGGGCGTTACGCCCCCATACAGCGAGGAAGCGGAAAAGGCGATAATATCCTCGATGCTGTACGAAACGAACGAACTACCCAACATATTTGCCAACTGCAAATCGGACTGGTTCTTCATCAGCAAAAATAAATTCATCTACGAGTTAATCGAGCAGATGTACATGGAAGACAAGCCGATTGACTTGATAACCGTTTACAGCGAGTTGAAGAGCAAAGAGGAAAACTATTTTATTTCGCATGTGGTCGAGTTGTCCATGATGAAGGATAGCCTGTTTAGTTCCGCCAATCTTCCGTATCACATCAAGATCATTCACCAGCACTATGTCGCCCGTGACTTGATTCGGATTGCAAACGATGTAAAGTTGAAAGGATTTGACCCGACTACGGACGCTTTCGAATTGCTCAACTATGTGCAGGAACAGGCGTATAATTTGACCCAGTCGATATTTAGGAAGCAGGCAGTATCATTCGAGCGTCTGGCACTAGAAAACATTGTTGAGTTATCAAAGCGGATGGATTCCAAAAAAGGCGTTACGGGCGTTTCTACTGGATTTTATCAACTTGATGAACTTACCTCGGGATGGCAGAAGCAGGCATTGATAGTTATTGGTGCGAGACCGGCGATGGGCAAAACAGCACTTGCCCTATACTTTGCTATCACCGCCTCGAAACAAGGCTATCCAGTGGCGTTTTTTAGCCTTGAAATGAGTTGTCATGAGTTGGTATTCCGCTTGCAAAGCATGGAAGCGGAGATTGAGGGCGAGAAGATTCGGTCTGGGCGTGTTCAGATGGACGAGTTTCACCAGTTCAGGGAATCAAGTTTGGCGATAAAAGACCTGCCGTTATACATTGACGACTCGGCAAATATCAGTGTTTTGGAATTGAAAGCGAAAGTCCTGAGGATGGTTCAGGAACATGGTATCAAGTTGCTCATAATTGACTATCTCCAGTTAATGAACGCAGGGGATGGATTTTCGGGCAATCGTGAGCAGGAAATATCGAGCATAAGCCGAGCATGTAAGGGCATAGCCAAAGAATGCGACATTCCCGTAATGCTTTTGAGCCAGTTGAACCGCTCGGTTGAAACGAGGGGCAAAGGGGGCAGTATTCCGATGCTGTCCGACCTGAGGGAATCAGGTGCGATTGAGCAGGATGCGGATATGGTTATTTTCCCGCACCGACCTGAGTATTACAAAGAGGAACTTATGACGGACGGCAGTACGCCATCGCTTGACATGGCGGAGATACATATCTCCAAGCACCGGAACGGGCGGTTAGGGGCGATAATGGTGCGATTTGAGAAGGCTTATACAAGATTTGCACCTTACACCCCATTTAGGACTTATCAAGCACAACCACCAATGCCTGAGCCGAAAACAAACTACCTGCCATCACCAAGATTAGATTTTGAAAACCAAGACAACACCAAAGCACCATTTTAACATGAAACAGAACGCACGAATAGCAGACTTAAACCAAGTCATAAACGCACTCGAACCATCCGCCCCCGCCATCATTGGCTTGAATTACGACTACAATCGCAACCAAGACACCGGACGAACCAGCGTAACCCTGAACGGATTAATGGTAGCAATAGTCAGCAGAACCGACACGCCTGATTTATTTAAGGTGAACATGGTCAATATTGCCACAGATTCAATCGAAATCATCGGGCGGGACGAGGCGAAACGCTGGATTGATAGGCAGGTTACACGCTTTTTATTCGGTTGCTATAAAAAAATTTCTCTGTGAAAATCAGCGAGTTATGAGAAAAGTAAAAAAAATATTTGCATTGGAACAAAACAATGCTGTATCTTTGCTTCATCAAATTTAAACAACACGATATGACAACGACAACAATGCAAACAAGAACAGAAAATGAATTAACTAAAATGGGTTATTCAGTTGAGCAGGCTAAGACGCTTATCGCTAAATTCTGGAATCAAGTCGAATACTTGAAAACAGCAAGAGAAAAGGCGTTATACATGACCGCATAACATTCACACAGGGGGGTGCGCATCCGGTACGCACAATAAACTTAAACACATCAGACAATGACAACAACAATCAAAATTCAAAGCCAGCAAAGCCACATCACCTTTTACAATCGTACTGAGGTATTTTCAAACGACAAACAAGCACGCCAGTACCTTTTGGAATGGCTCGACAAATTAGAATTTGACGCAGAAGTTCCTGAGCAACTTCAAGACGGTCAATTCTTTGACTGCCGTGACTACATCGTGTATATCGAAATCGCTTAATCCTATGAAACGCTACATAAAAGTCATCTGGCTCTTCATCACAACCGTATATCTTCCACTTATTTTCTACAAAGACAAATGAAACAACAACCAAACTTTTTCGAGAAGGTCTCAGCGATCCTGCTCGTAGCGATTCTAATGGGAATCGGCATGCTTATCTTTCACAACATCTTAATTCACTTCGGACAATGACAACAAGCACACACTGGAAAAAAATGACCAACCCGGATTATTTCGGGTCGCACGACCTAATCCAAAATGACGGCTCTTATGGTCAAATCACCGTCACCATCGCATCGGTTGCACAGGAGAAGGTAAAAGGGTCGGACGGCAAAGATTCGCTCTGTATCGTAGCCAGAACGGCTGAGACTAAGCCGATAATCTTAAACCGCACCAATTGCAAGACCATCACGAAAGTATTGGGTACTCCAATCATCGAACGCTGGGCAGGTCAGAAGATTGTGGTAGGGGTTGAACGGGTCAAAGCGTTTGGCGATGTAACGGATGCGATTCGAGTTAAGGCAACCAAGCCAACACCGGACAAGCCAAAGGACTGGACGAAGCAAATCGAGGCGATTAACGCCTGTTCAGATATGTCCGCACTGGTTGCTTTGTGGCAGTCGTTTGATGCTGAAACAAAATCGGCAATGTTATCGTATAAGGATTCACGCAAAACCAAAATAGAAAATGAAAGTAATTGACAACACACAGCAGGGCAGTCGGGAGTGGCATGCCTTGCGTATCGGACGGGTAACTTCAAGCCGAACCAAAGACATCATGAAGTCAGACAACTTGCCCGTAGTGGACGCACTCATTGCCGAGCGGGAATGTTTTGACGACCATCTTTGGGACGCTCTCGAGAACAATTACGAGTCCGATGCGATGAAGTGGGGGACGGAATATGAACCTGAGGCAAAGGCGAAATACACCGAGGCGACCGGCATAGAACTAATCGATGTGGCGTTCTGCATTCACGATGAATTGGATTGGTTAGGGATGTCGCCAGATGGCTTAACAGCCGACCATACTGGGGCGGTCGAAGTCAAATGTCCCAGCACCAAGACCCATGTACGCACGATTCGCATGGGAGGTCTGCCAAACGAACATAAGTGGCAAGTGTACCAATACTTTTTGGTCAATGAGAGTTTGCAATGGCTCGACTTCATATCATACGACCCTCGATTCGCACCGAAGCCACTCTACATTTATCGGGTCGAGCGGAACGAAATCATTGAAGAACTGAAAGCCACAATGGACGCCCTGCTCAAGTTCTGGGCAAAATTTGAAAAGTATCATCAACAAGTAACATTTTAATTTTATGAATATTCAAGGTAAAGTAGTACGAGTTCTGCCGACTCAGACGGTAGGCGAAAAGGGATTTCAAAAGCGTGAAATTCATGTCGAGATTGACTCCGAGTCAAAGTACCCGCAAGTCATCGGTCTGGAGGCACAGGGCGAGAAAGTAAGTCTTCTGGATGGCATCAACCCGAACGACATTGCATCATTCGAAATCAACTTGCGAGGTCGTGAGTGGTCGGGGCAGTACGATGTCGTCAAGGTATTTAATACCTTGTCAATCTGGAAAGTTGAGGTCAAAGTTAAGGCGACACCGCCTGCACCGACAACACCTGCACCAGCACCAAGTCAAACCGGTTCAGACCTGCCATTTTAATCTATGACCAGTTACGAAATACACCGACACAACAAGGCTGTAATCGTTCGTCTCCAGAAAAAAGTCCTGCTCGATAGCGTTTTGTTATCGAGCAGGGCAAAGCGGATAATAAACGACCTGAACCTTGTAACATTGTATGACCTTGTCTCGTTTGACTTGGAAGAACTGCGATTTATTCCAGAACTGAAAAGCATCGCAGGCAAAGGCACGATAAATGAACTTGAGCAGATTAAAAAAGAATATGGCTATGCAAAACCTTAACAACACTTACCCGAAACAGCCAGACCCAAATGTGGACTATGGCGAACCAAATCTACCTGAATGCACTTGTGGAGAGTGCGGATTGGTCTGGGAGACCGAAGATATTGACGATATGGGGCGGTGTGGTGAATGTCGACCTGTTCAGGCTAATGATGGGTGGTAGATAAATAGTCAGGTGGCGGAATTGGTAGACGCTATGGGGCAACAAAAAAACAGAATGTGGAGGTTATAATAATAAAGTTGGAAGGTCTCCACTCCCTACACTACAGGTTCGAATCCTGTTCTGACTGCAAAGTGTTGTTCCCTTGAGAAAGGAATTTAATACCATATAGGGCAAATGGAGGAAACCCTACAACACAGAGGACTTCTCATCCTCAAAATAGTCAGGTGGCGGAATGGTAGACGCTGAATTGCTAATTAGTAAAAAGCACGAAAACCCCGTGTTAAATGAATTAGTAAATAATCTCAAAGGTATGAGATACAGGTTCGAATCCTGTTCTGACTACTAAAGATAAAAACAAATGACACAATTCGACATCATCCACCTAATCCGCACCACCCGAGCCGAAAGGGGGTATAAGCAAACCGACATGGCTGAAATGCTCAACATGAATTTGTTGGCATACCAGCGACTTGAACAGGGCAAGACCCAACTGCCCGTGTTCAGGATGTTGCAGATATTTAACTTGTTGGGGATTGAGATAAAATTGAGCAAATGACCACCTACCAAATCTGCGTAAAACTTTACGGACAAGCCACCGTAGACCAATGGCTTCTGAGCAAGATGGAAGAGATACCACCGCCAACGATTCAACTCGATATGTTTAACGGCTTTATCAGGTCGTTTGATGTAACCAAACGCACCACAAGACAATACGAGGTCGTGAGGATTCCAGAACGCAAAATGACGATGGAAGATGTAATTACTTCTCAACGATACGATGCGGTGAATGTCCGGTTCGTGCTGGTCAAATACTTTGTCGATAATTACCCGAATTACGACTTCACAATGATTGGTCAGGTTTTCGGAGGCAAAGACCAAAGCACAATCAGGCACGCATATCAGGAGGCTTGTAATAGGTTGGATATTGGCGACCCAGATACTATCGAGGCGTGGCAAAGATTAATGGACTATGTGAAACATAAATAATTTAAACCCGTATAAAGTAACATGGCAAAAAAAGAACCGAAGTTAAAACACATAGTAATTGTTGGAAAGTTCGATGATGGCAATTGCCGTCAAGTATTAATTAATCCAAAAACTCAGGATGTCGTATTGTCTGCGATAGTTGCATGCGAAGGTAGTGTTAGAGTACTTGATAAAGTTATTGATAATATTGACATTGAAATACCTGAATAACCTTTTCACTTCAAACCCGTATAAACCAGTATGACAAAAATCAACATCATCGAAACGCCAGAAACCAACTTAGACTGGCTGTATCAGTTCGACCTGCCTGATGGCAAAACGGCTTACATCGAGCCACATTCAATCGACCACGCCAATCCGTATAAGTACCATTCGTTCCTGCTTAATAACTTGAAGTCAGGCGAGGTTCTGGAAATCAGGCAGGGTATCATCACCCCGAAACAAGTGTATCGGGATTGGTTCGTTATGCCGTATTATACCGACCGCAATTACTTCTTCCAGTTAATCATGCCTGAATTAATTCCTGATGGCTGGGATATTGATGAACTGCTAAAAATGGAGAAGGAGTTTGACTATAAAGGTCACAACGCTTTCAAACTATACCGAAACGAATACGGTCATACCTGCTTCAATGTTGATAATATCGAGCGGAATTACACTGGAATAGACGGATGGTGGATTGGCATAATTCAGGACAAGGAGGTTCAAGATGTTTGAGATAAACGGCA